ATTAAAATAGCAGAATTATTTTATAGTATACAAGGTGAAGGACGTTACATGGGTGTACCGTCTGTTTTCTTGCGTACATTTGGTTGTAACTTTAAGTGTGCTGGCTTTGGTATGCCACGTGGTGAAATGAGTCACGAAGCAACTGACATTGCGGCAACACATACTATGATTACACCATTTACAAAGTATGAAGACTTGCCGTTAGTTAGCACAGGCTGTGACAGCTATGCCAGTTGGCATCCTGACTTTAAAGAACTTAGTCCAATGCTGGAAAGTAATGCCATTGTAAATCGTATTATGGAAATACTTCCGCAGGATCATTGGAAGGATGAACATTTGGTTATTACTGGTGGTGAGCCTTTGCTAGGTTGGCAACGTGCTTATCCAGAGTTGTTAGATCATCCTAAGATGGCTGGCCTAAAAGAAATTACATTTGAAACAAATGGTACTCAAAAGCTAACAGAAGAGTTTAAAGAATATCTAGTAAAATGGCAAATGCCTAATTTAGATTTTGCTAGAGAAGTTACATTTAGTGTAAGTGCTAAACTTCCATGTAGTGGTGAGAAGTGGGAAGAAGCTATTCTTCCAGAAGTAGTTTGTGAATACGAAAATTTTGGTACAGCATATTTGAAGTTTGTTATTGCTACAGAACAAGACTTTGCTGATGCTGAATGTGCTATTGCCGCATATCGTAAAGCAGGCTTTCGAGGACATGTTTATCTAATGCCAGTTGGTGGTGTAGAAAGTGTTTACGCAATGAATAATAAAAATGTAGCCATATTGGCTATGAAACACGGTTTACGTTATAGTGACCGTTTGCAAGTGCCGTTATTTAAAAATGAGTGGGGAACCTAATGAATAAATGGATTGAAAAGTTGTTTGGCATTGATAAGATCAAAGCCAGAACTGAAGAGGCATTAAAACAAGCAGAAGAATCTATCCAAGTTGCTAACAAGGCCGCGACTGCCGCAGAAGCCGCTCAAAAAGCAGAAGAACTAGCCAAATTAGATCCAAAGGCTCGCGCTACTGCCAAAGGCGAACCTTATGTAGCAGTATTGGATACCAAAGTAAATCCAGACAATGTACGTAATGGCTTTTTTGAGCTTGACTGGAACGACCAGTTTGTGTTACAATTGAAACAAGCTGGTTACGGATTTGATGGCGATGCTGACGAAGAAATTGTAGATCGTTGGTTCAGAGGCCTGTGCAAAGACGTAGCTAACGAAGAAGGTATTGATATGACTGACCGAGGTGCTGGTTATATTAATGTTCGTAAGTTAACCGAAGACAAAAGCGAAGTTTCATGACATATATTTTAGTAGATACTGCTAACACATTCTTCCGTGCCCGTCACGTCATTAAAGGTGACGCTGACACTAAGTTAGGCATGGCATTTCATATTACACTTAACAGTATCCGCAAGGCTTGGCAAGACTTTGGAGGCACACATGTGGTCTTCTGTCTCGAAGGTCGCTCATGGCGCAAAGACTATTACACTCCTTACAAGGCGCAACGTGCGGCAGCTCGTGCGGCTAAGACTGTAAAAGAACAAGAAGAAGAAACGTTGTTCTGGGAATCGTTTGACGCATTTAAAGATTTTGTTACAGAAAAAACTAACTGTACAGTATTGCAACATCAGCAACTAGAAGCTGACGATTTAATTGCTGGCTGGATACAGAGTCATCCAAATGATGATCACGTGATTATCAGCACCGATACAGATTTTGTACAATTAATTGCTCCTAACGTAAAACAGTACAACGGAGTTATGGAAACTACAATTACACATGAAGGTATCTTTGATAAAAAGGGCAAGCGTGTAATTGACAATAAGACTAAAGCTGAAAAAGTTATTCCAGATCCACAATGGTTGTTATTTGAAAAATGTATTCGAGGCGATACTAGCGATAATGTATTCAGTGCATATCCTAAGGTTCGTAAGAATAAGCTAGAAGAAGCATTTAACGATAGAGCAAATAAGGGATTCGCGTGGAACAATCTCATGCTTCAGCGTTGGGTTGACCACAACGGTATCGAACATCGTGTACTAGAAGACTACGAACGCAATCGTCGACTTATCGATCTTACACAACAGCCAGAAGATATTAAAGATATTATTAAAGAAACAATCTTTACTAATGCAGTCGCTAAAGAAGTTACACAAGTTGGCATTAGGCTTTTAAAATTTGCTCAATTATATGATCTACAGAAAGTGTCCGATCAGGCAGATAGCTATGCTAAACCATTAAATGCAAGGTACGTAAAATGACAGAGATACATGCAAAGCCAGTAGTAGACGGAAAATTTTGGATTGTTGAACAAGACGAGAATAAGGTAGGTGTCCTAAAACTTACTGAACAGAAAAAGTTTGTCTTTAGTTCAAAAGATGCTATTACAGTTTTTGATAATAAGAAAAAATTATTTGAAGCGTTTGGATCAAATTTCTTTGTAGCAAAAAAAAGTAATAGCGAAGTTGAAAACTTAGATAGAGATGTACACGGATATCCAACAAGTAGTGCTCCTTACAATCCCATGTATGATGTAAAGAAACACTTACCACTGTTTACTAAAAGTAACAAATCAAAATCAGTTTATTGTGCAGGCTACTACATTATCAAGTTTGATAAAGGTTGGGTTAAGAGTTTCTGTCCTAAACTTATAACTGTTGAACGTTATCAATATGAAGGTCCATTTAAAACTGAAATGGAAATGAAACATAGGTTAAACAATGCAAACAGATAAGATTAATACAACTGTATTGACACAGTTTATGAATCAGGTTAAGGCCGCAGATACTGCTAATCAAAGAGAAATTAGATTAGACATTGCTACTGCTAAAAACATTACACATACCTTAGCATTGGTAATGACTAGATTAGCAGGCAATTATGAAGGTCTAATGCAAGCACAGACTAAAGAAGAACCAGTAATTACTGTTCAAATGGACGGTGGAGTGTGGGCCGAAAAGTGACGCAAGTGCGATAAATATATACGTAGTTATTCGGAGATATGTATATTATGAGTCGACCTAAGCCAACAGTAGTACTCGAAAGCGTTAATAAAAAAACGTATAAGAGTGATCAAATCCTAGAAGCGGAAGCTATTTGGGCCGTTTTCTATTTAGGAAAACCGTTTAACTTAAAAAGTCAAAACAGTCTAAGTGGTTATCCGGGTAGCAAGTATAAGAAAGTCAGTTTTTCAAATCCTGGCCATGCACATAATCTTGCTAAAAAATTAAACACTTTATTCAATAGCAAAGACTTTGCTGTTTATAAACTAACAACAGGCGAAGAAATAAAGTGAATAGAAAAACCTACACTAAAATATTCTTAAAACAAGCCGATGTGGCATTGACTGAAGAAAACATTAGTGCTAGTATGCGAGTGTGGTGGCAAAACAACAGAACCAAAAGTGAAGGTGGTCTACGTCTAACCGAAAAAGGTTTGGACTTTGTAAGAACCACTTTGGATTTGGCTGTTTACGAAGTTCCCTTTCCAACCGGATTCGATTTGAAACCACAAGTAATTATATTTTTGGATAGATTTATTGACTGTCCATATTTCTTAACAGACCGCTCAATAACAGTACTTTCGGAAAGAAAGTGTTTTGAGTTATACCTATTTAATGGTGATGTCCAAAAATACGGAATCACCAAAGCCATGCGTAGCAAAAAAGCCACAGACGAAAATAGTTAAAAAAGTTCTTGACTTTTCTAGCGTTCTGCGTTATAATACTAATACTGCGAAACAAAAGCAGACTAATTTTTTAACACACAGGAGCTAGTATGGCAAAAGCAGAAGTTATCAATCGTCAAGTGAGCCCGAACGGTGCGAAGAACGCTATTCGTAAGGCATTTAAGAAACAGCGTCCATTGTTCCTCTGGGGTCCTCCGGGCATTGGTAAATCAGACGTCATCCATCAGTTGGGTGCAGAAATTGATGCTCACGTGATTGATATCCGTTTGAGCCTTTGGGAACCTACCGACATTAAAGGTATTCCTTACTTTGATAGCAACTCGGGTACTATGGTTTGGGGCTCTCCTTCCGAACTTCCTACAAAAGAGTTTGCTTCTAAATTCCCCCACGTTATTTTGTTCTTAGACGAAATGAACTCTGCGGCACCTAGCGTACAGGCGGCGGCATATCAGTTGATTTTGAATCGTCGTGTTGGACAATACCATTTGCCGGATAACGTTCTTATTGTTGCGGCTGGTAACAGAGAAGCTGACAAAGGTGTTACGTATCGTATGCCTGCGCCGTTGGCTAACCGTTTTGTTCACTTGGAAATGCGTGTAGATTTTGATGACTGGTCACAATGGGCTACTGTAAACAAAGTACATCCAGATGTGGTTGGTTACTGCACCTTTGCTAAGAAAGACTTGTACGACTTTGATCCAAAGTCTAGTTCACGTGCCTTTGCTACTCCACGTAGCTGGTCCTTTGTTAGCGAGTTGTTAGACGATGACGACACTAACAACGACACATTGACTGATTTGATTGCGGGTGCGGTTGGAGAAGGTTTGGCTATTAAATTTATGGCTCATCGTAAGATTAGCTCTAAACTGCCTAAGCCAGAAGACATCCTTGCAGGCAAGGTTAAGAAAATGGACACTAAAGAAATCAGTGCCATGTACTCCTTAACTGTGTCATTGTGCTATGAGCTCAAAGATGCCGCTGATAAGCAAGACAAGAAGTTTAACGACAAGGTTAACTACTTCTTCCAGTTTATGATGGATAATTTTGAAACTGAATTGGTTGTTATGG